CTCGTCATATTCCTTCACCAGCCGCTCGGCCTCCAGTGTGTCGATGCGCTTGCGCTTGGCCTCCAGGTGCGGCTCTGGATCTTCCGTCTTGTATCGCTCCCAAAATTCGTGCAGCACCGGCAGGTACTTTTCCAACCAGGCGGGGTCGGCGTCGATGATCTCGTGGCGTGTGCCCGCTGGCGCCCATTGGAAAAAGTGGCAATGCGCCCGCCCGGTGACGTGCATTTGAACTTGCATCTGCGCGTAATAGTGCGGCTGCTCGGCCATGTCCTTGAAAGGCACCGGCGCCTCGGCCTTGCGCAGCCCATACGGGCATTTGATCTCCAGAAGGCCGCCGTCGCTGGTGTACCCGTCAGGGCTGGCGCCCAGCCAATCGCTGCTGGTGACAAACTCCGCCTTGGCAACCGATAGCCCCGTCTCCATTTGGAACTCGGCCCGCGCACCATCCTCGTGAAACTGCCCATACTCGGTCGCGACATTGCCTTTAAACTCCCGCTCGGCGCCGTGGGCGTCACGCACCATCGCGCGCATCACGTCATCCGGGCCTCGGTTGGGGTCAATATCAAGGATAGCCCCGACGTTTGACCCGGTCACGCGGCCAATCCTCTGAGCAAACCATTCTGCTGATCGTTGTTCTGCCATTTCCTGTTCTCCTGTTAAGAAATGGGGCGCCCCGAAGGGCGCCATAAAAACTTATTCATCTATTTGGGACTTGACAAAATTAATTGCTTCCCTTGTCCTAGATTCGTTTTCATAAATCTTGGTGTTGTCTCGGCTTTTTTCCGAAAAAAGTGCCAATGCTTTTGCAAATAACTCTCGTTTCCTAAACGTGTTCACCGACCCATAGTGAATCGCCTTGATCCAAGATTTTTCAACCTGTGACATGTTGTCAAAGTCCATTGCGCACAACCTAGCAAAAGCTTGTTTTGCATAATCATCACCCGTCATCTTACTTTGAATCGCGCACGCAGCAACGACCGGAGCAGAACTTATCCCCTTTCTTTTGACAACTTTTCCGTCAAGTATAAAGACAATATCGTCATGAAAAATGCTGACGTACTGTGCAATTCTTGATTTTGTGCCGGGCACTCCATCAGTTACCTGCTGGATAAATGAACAAGGGTCAGCAATGGGTCTCGAAACACCCAAAACATCTGATGTGCTACGCACGGCACCAACGTCAACTTGCAGCCCGATTGCTGAATCAGCGGTAACGCCTCTGGCGACAATCATAGGCACCGGTTCACCCGCTTCTACGATAGCAGAAAGGCGGTGCTGCCCATCTACTAACCTGCCATCGCTGTTAAACGCGATTCCCTGATGCGTAGTCTGAAAATTTCCAGACTTAATGTCATGCGCCAAACGCTTGACGTGCCTAGAACGCACAGGGCGGTTTACTGAATTGACGGACAGATAGGCTTCTGCCAACTGCGGCGTAATAATCTCCTGGTTAATCTGCATTTTTATGCTCCTAGTTACAAGATATAATCAGGGCGCCCCGAAGGGCGCCCGTTGTCGGCCGCTAAAACGGGATCGACTCGTCATCCAGCCCGTCATCCGCCGCAGGTGCGGCCGGCTCGGCCGGTGCTGGTGCGGCTGGTGCAGCCTGACCGCCGGACTTGGGCGCCACGCGCGACACCCAGTTGCCGGTTTTCTTTTCGCCCTGCTCTGTCTCCAGCTCCCAAACCTGCAACCGCAGCACCATGGGCTTGTTGGTCAGGCACTTGGTCAGGTTCTCGTCGGTGGGCGATTCACCGCTCGCGACCAGCTTGCCGCCGGCGTTGGCGTCAATAGCAGCCAGCATCCGCTTCGCTTTGTCGGCCTTGTTGGCATCGCCGTCCATCACGCGCACCTTCTGGAACACCTTGCGGTTCTTGTAGTCCGCAGGCTTTAACACCGTCCAGCGCAGGCTGATGAACTCGTCATCGCCCATCTTGTCCCATTTGGCCTCGTCGCATACGGCCAACACGTCCGTGTTTGCCGGGATGGGCTCAATGTTGCCACCGCCGGTCTCGAACTCGCCGGTGGTGTCAACGTTGCCGCCGTCTGAAAGATTCCAAAAGCTCATGATCTGCTCCTGTTTTGATTAAAGGCTGGGAACGTAGTCCGTGAGCGGGTTGGCGCCCTCGGCTACTTCCAGGTCATCGGTGATGTGATAACGGTTTTTCGACACGTTGCTGGCCGTGGTGTAAGTGGTCAGGTTTCGCGTGCCGTCAGACACCGCTTTCTTGCGCTCCCCATCGCCCATCGTGTGGGTTTCCAGTTTGAGGTACCCGACCAGATCCACGTCATCCGTGTACGGCGCGACCGAACGCTTGCCGAGCCGCAGGTCATACCGGGTGTAAGGGTCTTGATCCGGCGGCTCAACCGTCACCGTGTCGGCATGGGCGATGAACACGACGTGCATACCGCGCTTGGTGTTGAGAATGCCGGCCGCCTTGCGTACCCGCTGGTGCATGGCCGACACCGCAGCCAGTCCCGCCCCGTATCCACCGAGCGCCTGGTTGATGGACTTCGGCTTTTTCGGGTCGTTGTCAATGACGTACTGAATGAACATGCGCTCAAGCGCCGTCACCGAGTCAATGACCAGCGTCTTGTATTCATGATCCTCGTTCACCAGCGCGGTCAACTGCTCCCACAGATCATCGGGCCCGGCCAGCATGGGCAGGGCGTCGGGGCGATCGTCGGCAGGAATGGACTGCATACCGTCCTCGCTGCGGATGAACACCGCGTGGGGGAAGGTAGCCGCGAGGCGGGTTTTGCCGATACCGGCATCGCCCGTGATGGTCGCGATCAGCGGCCGGTCAGCCGGCTTGCTCGCCATAGAGAGTACGGACATGGCTTGTCTCCTGTTTGTACTCATTGAGTTACCCGGTTCTCCCGGGGCTTGCCCCTACCAATCGGGACAGTTGAGAGACTACGCCCCTTAATCGGGGCTGTCAATCATTTATCGGTCGCAAAATACTTCATCGTTGTCTTGCCCCGCCCGGCCGGGATTTCCTCGGCGCGCAGGTGGCCGGCCTGTACCAGCTTGTCCAGGCACTTCTCCACGTCCTCGCGGCGATACTTGCGCAGGCGGTTGCGAATGCGCCCGGCCGTCTCGCCGTGCTCGCTCGTCACCGTGGACATGATCGCCGACGCCATCGCATCCACCTTGTCCACGGCGGAGTTGGAATGCGCGAGCTTCATCTTCTCGTCAATGTCGCGCTTCACTAGGGCATAGGCCCAGCGGACGTGCTCAACGGTGCGCAGGCCTTCCGGGATTGCAAGGATCATGGATACCTTGGCCACCTGCTCATACCCGCGCCGCGGGATCGGCGTCAGCCCGGTGGCGTTTTTGGCATCCTCGGCCATCCCCCAAAACGATTCCTCCACCTCGTCCAGCATCGCTTCCGCGTCCGGACGCGTGGGGATTTCCACCACCTCGCCGATCCGCTCAACGCGCGAACCCTGCATGTCAAACCGCCCTGGCGCGTACAGGTTTTGCAGCGTCGCCGCCATGTCATCCGGCACGTCGCCGCGCAGTACCTCGCCGCGCTTTTTGGATCGCGGGTTATCCTCGCGCTCGCGGAAGATCAGCGCCCGGCCAAGGAAGCCGTTGACCGCCATGTCAAAGTCCATGATGGCGTCAAACCGCTCGGGCGTGGTCAGCCCGAAGATTCCCAGATACGGGTGCTCAATGCCCTGGTCGATGGTGTCCAGTTGCCGCGTGATCCGCGCTAGTGAGTGCTGGTCGGCCTCGTTCTCCCCGCGCTCGTCCATGCGCTTGTTGACCGCTGCGACCTCCTGTTGCAGTTGCTTGCGGATATCCTCTTGCAGATCGCCGGTCACGAGCGCGTAGCTGTTCGCCTTGGAGTACAGCGACATAACCGTGCCGACGATGCCTTCCAGGTAGCTGGCCGTCCCCTTGGTGCGCGCGTTCTGTATCTTCGCCAGTTGCTCACCCAGCTCGTCCATGACGTACAGCGCGGCCTGGTGGCGGATCAGGTTGCGGTAGATTTCCTGCTCCGACTTCATCCCGCCATGCACCGCCGGCGACACCCCGGCCGCGCGCAGGAGCTCCTGATGGGATTTCAGCACGGATTCCTTACCTGTGGCCGAGCCCGACACCCCGAACAGAAACACGTTGGGCGTGATCCCATCCAGCGGGTCGCGGTAGCGCATCCCCGCCACGCTTGACACCGTTCCCAGCGCCGCTGCGACGGCTAGGTGCTCGCGAGCGTGCCGGTTGCGGTCATTGATCCATTTCGCCAGCCGCCCGGTAAACCCCGGCGGGCGCAGGAGGTCAACCTGCTCGGTGTCCAGCGTCGGCGTCATCCAGTTCGTGCCGCCGGACTGCTGGAAGGACTCGCCGACCCACTCCTCCTCGGGGCAGGTCTTCAGCCGCCACAGCTCCTCGCCGGTCTCGGCGTCGAGCGCGCAGTGGAACCCGCGGACGCCGTACTCGCCGCCCGCCGAGCCGGTGAACAGCATGCCGTCGTAGACGATCGGCGCCCACGTCGAGGAGTACCCCTCCTTGTAGTCCTCCGTGGAGGTGTACCACAGCTCCTCGCCGGTGTAGCGATCGAGCGCCTGGACGCCCGAGTCCAGCGAGGTCAGATAGATCTTGTCCTCCCAGACCCCGACGCCGCGGTTGTTGTCGTCACAGCAGAGGACGGCGTCCTCCGGTGCGGGGTAGGTGTAGCTCCAGAGGACCTCGCCCTCGCGGGCGTCGATGGCCTTCACGTGGCTCGGCCCGTTGGCCTGGTACATTATCGGCGGGTCGCCGGGGACGACGATCGGCGAGCCCTCCATGCTGGAGTTGGCCCCGACCGTCATCTCGTACTCGAGTTCCAACTCGTCGACGTTGTCCGTCGTGATGACGTCGGCGGTGGTGTAGCGGTGGCCCTCGTAGTTGTTCCCGAACATCAACCAACTCTCGGGGTTCTCGCTGTCCAGGAGCATCTCCTGGGTCACGTCGAACCGAGGGATACG